TCATTTTTTCTCCTTTTTAGTTTCTGTTTTATTTTCTGCTCTAGCTTGTACTCTTACTGTATCAGTAATCATTTTTCTCACAGCTTGTAGATTAAAATGAATAAACCTGAAATCTTGGATTCCTGCATCAACGATATATTCATGTGTTAAATACGCTGGAATAAAGATCATTGTTCCGGGCTTCGGCTTATAATGAACTTTGTCAGTTCCTAACGTAATTTCTTTTTCATTCTTTAAAGGTAATTGTGTCATGAGCTTGCCTGGTCGTGGGTCATGAAATACTGGTAGAGATGTTTTATCTGAACATCTTAAAAAATAAAAACCACTAATATGATTGTCGTAGTGTGCGTGAGGGCTATGTGAGCCAGCTCCTTTTTCTGCAAATTGTTGTACCCAAAATTCAGTCCAAAATAATTCATAATTAGTTAAATCATAACCCATATGATCTAAAACATTCCATGAAGTTGAACCAATATATTCTTGTAATTCTTTTAAATCAGGATCTCCAACTAAAGATGTTGAATGATGACTCATTGAAAAATCACCTACTTTTTTTCCTAATTCTTTTTCACGTTCTTTAATAGCTTTTCTATTATTATCTTTAGCTGCTTTAATATATTTATCACAAACTTTATCTACATGATCTACCCACTCTGGAATCTCAACAGAGTAAACTGGTGTACTAAAATATATTGATGAATTTAATTGATCTGTTTTTGCCATCTTCTCTCTCCTTTAGTTAAGTTTTTCTTTATGTTTATTTATATATGCTTTTAATTTATTTATATCAGATTTTTCGTAATAACCAAGTCTAGTATTGCATACACCACATAATAAATCTCTAATTTTACCAGTTGTATGACAATGGTCTACAGCTAGGTTTCTTGTAAATTTATTTTTATGTTTATTACAAATAGCACATCTATTTTTTTGTTCTTTTAATTTTTTATTATATTCTTCAACAGTTATTCTATGTGTTACTTTTAAATTACTTTTCATCTTTAAAAATTTTCTACGTTTTAATTTTATAGGATCTTTACCATTTTCTTTATATTTTTTAATAAGTTCTTCTTGATTAATATAATAATATTTTTTAGCATATTTTAATATTTGTTTTTTATTTTTTGATCTATATTCTTTTTTATAAGTCAATATTTTATCTTTATTTTTTTCTCTCCAAGCTAAATATTTTTCGGTTGTATTAAAAGGCATATTATTTAAACGGGTACCCGAGGCTCCAAATTACCAGACTGTATCTAACTCCTTTTGTAACTGGTCGCACCTCATGCCAAACAAAACTTGGAAATACACATATTGATCCACGTGGTAATATTTCAATACATTTCTTTTTAGGTGTTGGATCATCTTGATTTCTAAATTGAAATTCTAATTCTCCCCCTTCGTATTCGCTTGAATCTGATAGGGAACATGTAACGGAGAGCTTCCTTATTTTACCAAATGTATCTGGATTATCTTTATTTGCATATGGTGACTCCCAGCTATCACAATGCGCACCATAGTGCTGCCCAGGACCATATTTTGTAAATTGACAAGATTCTGAAAAATCCCAATCAAAATTCCATCCTGCTAATCTATTTGCTTGATGTATGAATGGTTGAATTTCTTTGTAAATCCATCTGTCATTTAACCAAGCTATATTTGAATCTCTTTTCTTTTTTAAATCTACTATATCTTTATCATCAAGTGGTTTACCTTGATTAACTTTATTTGTTTGTCCACCAGTTAATGCAATTTGTTCCTGTTGTGATTTTCCATATTTAATTAACTCATCACAAAATCTAGGTGTGAGTGCGCTCTGGAAGTAATAGTAATAGTTCTGTAGATTCATTTCTAAATTATAAATAATGAATTATAGGATAAATGTCAAGTTACTAAATATAATTTATATTAATGTTAATTCTAAAGCTTTTATCAGTACAAGTAGTGCTTTTATGTTCTTTATTTCCATCAAATAATACAAGTTTATTTTTTTCACTATTTACTTGATTATCTTTAAATATAGTTTTTCCATTATTACTATTAACATAATAAATAGCTACTTTATGATCTTCTACTTGATCAACATGAAAAGCATGTTCTATTATTTTACTGGTTTTAGGATATAAATTACCTTTTATTCTTAATATTTTATTAAACTCAAATTTACCTAAAATAGGTAATATTAAACTATCAAAATAAAAACTATTTATTTTATCATCATAGAAATTATGAACAAAATAAAAATTTTCTTCTTTTTTTGTTACAGGATGAATATACCAAGCAAAGTTATTAGATAACATTTCTTGTTCTATATAATCAGATATATCTTTATTTAATAAATTTTTAATTTCTTTCACACAAATTATATATCAAATTTTAATATTGATTAAAACTAATAGATCCCGAAACAGTAAATGCTGCTACTTTTGCTCCACAAGGTTGAGTAGTTATTGTATTTGTTCCTGGTGCTACGGATGCTACTAAAGGAGCATTTGCAGATGGAACTTTAAGTAAAATAATACCAGATCCTCCAGCTCCCCCAGGATAACCTGCAGGACCGTCATGACCTCCACCTCCACCTCCACTACCTGTATTAGCTGTTGCTGCACTACCTGGACCATTAGTTCCTCCATTACCTGCTCCTGATCCTCCTCCAGGTGCTCCACTACCTACAGCATTAAAGTTACCCCCACCTCCTCCAGCTGCATAAGATCCTGAAGTTGGTCCATAGAATGATTGTGGTGCTGCTCCAAATGTTGGAGTTACGGAAGTTCCTGCTCCTCCAGCTGTTCCACCTTTTGTTGGAGTTGCATCTGCCCCTTGTGCAGAAGATCCTCCACCTCCTGATGATCCCCAATATCCACCTGGTGTTAAACCTACAGAAGGAGATACACCATTTCCTCCTCTATTTCCTTCTGGTGGTGAATAAACTCCTGAATTACCTGTTCCTCCTGGTTGACCACCATTTGCAGTTGGTCCACTTGCCATATCAGCAAAACCAGCTCCTCCTCCTGATCCACCACTAGAACTTTGTGTAGGATTTGTTGGTTGAGTTCCGTTATTTCCTGTTTTACCAGTTCCACCACCAGAAGCTGATGTTGAACCAAATGAAGATGGATTTCCTACGGTACTATTAGCTCCACCACCACCAATTGTAATTGTAACAGTATTAGTTGGAACTGATTGACATGCCAATAATCTAAATCCTCCAGCACCCCCACCTCCTCCAACAGCCCATCCTCCTTCTCCACCTGCTACAACTAATAATGTACCTGAAAAAGATGTTGTTGCTGGCTTCGGCCACGTTCCTTGTTTCTGTGCACTAAATTGACTTTTTAAATTCCAAACACCTGTTGCCTTGTTTAATTCTTTTACGATAACGATTCCTGAACCGCCGGCTGCTCCTGCATTTCTACTTACTGGACTTGGTCCATTAGATCCACCTCCGCCACCACCACCTGTATTAGTTGTACCAGCATTACCATTAGCTCCACCTGGTCCATTTCCACCTTGTCCTCCACCTCCTGGTCCTCCTGCACCACCAACTGATCCACCAGTACCATATCCTGCTCCACCACCACCTGCGTAAGTAGAAGAATTTATTGTTGATATACTTCCAGGTCCTCCAGCACCTCCTGCAGTTGTTCCAGGTCCTGGTGAAACTCCAGCACCTCCTGCTCCTGCACCACCATTACCACCTTGAGAACCTCCTGCTCCTGCAAGACCTCCTGTATTACCATTAATTAATGTTCCAGGTCCACCAGCTGTTTGATTTGTTGGTCCTGAACTAGGATTACAACTAGTCGCTCCACCTCCACCCGATCCTACTGTATTTGAATTGAAAGCTGAACAAGTTCCTCTTTGTCCCCCTGGAACTGTACTTGGTGATGGGTTAGCAGTTCCTCCTGTTCCACCTGCTCCCACTACTATTGGATAACTTACTGCTCCACATACATTTACTTGATAACAAAAAAAACCACCTCCAGCTCCTCCACTACCTCCAGAAGAAGTGACATTGGTATTAGATCCTCCACCACCACCTCCTCCAGCAACAATAGTTGTTTGAACTGTTCTCGTTCCAGGTTGCGTGGTTAATGTTCCAGATGTTGTTTGAGATGTAACCGTACACTTTCCAAACGATGTTGGATTGATTGCTCCGATTATACCGCCATTGATTTTGGCCATAGGTCACTTACTCCTGTTTAAAAACTCTTTAACTTAATTGCCTGTAGCAATCCAAGATGAAGTGTCAGGTGACCAAGCGAATGAATTTTGTTGATCGTCTTTACCAGTCC